AATTCATTCGGGTTTACCCTATATATGACAGTTAGGCCATTGGTCCACGAGCAATGCGACCTTTAGTAGCGGCGCCATTTCCACGAGTTTCAATACCATCATTTTTTACTTTACCAACTCCGTATGCAACACCATTAGTTAATGGGTCACTAATAGAAGCATCTTTGGCTGACTTGGTTCTACCATAAGGCACAGCGTCCATTTCAGCTTGGAAACTTTCAGCAGATAACTTTGCACCATTCATTTTGTGTGGAGTAGCATAAACGCTTGCTGGCTTATTATTCGGGTTTTTTCCAGTCACCATTGGGGAGCTATTTTTGGTGGTTGGTTTTATATTCTTAGCCATATTAACGACCTCTTGAAGAAGACTTCTGGTTTGCTACACGAGCCATATTGCGACCCATGCTGCGTAAATTAGCTTGAGTTACGCCGCCTTTAGCCATTTTCTTAGTATCCATTCCGCCCTTTTTCAAAGTAATCTTGGTACCTTTTCCGCCTTTATGCTCTTGCTTATCGTGCTCTTTAAAGGCTTTTTTAATCATAGCTACATCTTGCTTTTTATCAGCAGCCATTTCTTTTTTCGTTTCCATTTTGGATTCTTTTTCCATCTTTGCCATTTTTTACTCCTACGTTGTCGTAATTGTTACTGAATTAATATTACCGTTTCCTACTAAATAATTAGGAGTAAGACTCCTATCAAAACCACTAGAACCACCCACTGGAGCATAACCCCACTGAAATACCCTACTACCACCATCTGGATAGCCAGATTGACTTGGGCTTACGCCGCCGCCTTGTTGCGTCTGAACTCCATTGACTCCAGATGCATAATAACTAATATCAGGTCTTGGCTCACGTACTGCTTGTGGGTCATTTACTGGATACATTCCCAATCTTAACTGTGGTTGGTCAGGCTCCCAACATTCCGGACATACTTTAATGCTTACTAACTTTGTCTTGATTGTCAGCTTTTTAAGCTCAACCAATTTATATCTTTGCCCACAACGGTCACATTCCGCAATTGAATGTTTGCCAGAAGCATACTTGGTAGGCATTACTTACCTCGCGTAAAACAGGTTGCGAGGAACAAACCGAATTGCTACATCTTCTCTATCTTCTTCCATCGCTTGCTCAAGCTGTGTTCTATATTCTTGTTGTAAAAATAAGACACGATTTGGGTCAACGCCCTGTATCTTAATTGACAAATAATACGACAATCCAGCTACTAAACATGTAATCCAGCGGAATGGAATATCTTGAACATAAACACCCGTTCCAGAATCTTGTACCCTTCTCATACGCCAATAAACAAGCGTATACTGCGTTCCATTGTCTGGGGTAGGCCATACTGCCAGCGAAGGTAATTGCTGGTCATAGATAGCCGCTCCTACACTATGGGATGCTGCTGTAGTATTATACTGCCCACGGTAACAGTTTAGAAGCTGATTACCTGATATATTTACATATCCAATGATTTCGTTATCAATCTGGACAAATCCAGTAGAACGCATATTAAAGGTTGAGCTTAAGGTAATCGTGGTAGCTGTTGGAGTTAAACTTGCTGCTAAAGTTACGCCCGCATAAATATTGGAGTTTCCAGTCTGACGGTTATACCAAACTTGAACTGGGCGTCCATAAGTTAACTTATTGGGGATAGTAGAATAAGTTGATTCTGAAATGCGATTTAAATTAATATCTTGTTGATTGGCGGCGCTAGAGTTATTGGTTCTAGTCACTAAATCCAAAATATCAATCGTATCTGCACTTACTGGGTATATAGCTTGACCATATACCAAAGGAACAGAGATTTCCTCTACTGTCCAAAAGTTAATGCCACGGTTAGCCCATTCAATCGTTAAAAGATTAATAGACCTTTTAGCAGTTTTAAGGTCATATCCAGTACGTAACTGCGAACCACAACGCTCAAAAGCTTCTTCTACAAGCTCAGTGAGGTCAAGGTTAAATGTAGAATTACCACTGGTATATGCCATTATTTTTTCTTAGCTGTTTTAGCAGATTTAATAAAGTCTTCTTTAGTTGGTGCGCCTTTGCTACCTACTTTTCGCATATGTTCGCCAGAGCCTGCAGCTATCCTAGCCTGCTTCTTATGGATATTTGCATAGAGTCCGGGCTTTGCAGAGCCACCAGTAGACATCTTTTTAGGTTTTTTACCAGCTTCTTTCATAGCGATAGCTGTGGCTGCTTGTTTAGCAAGACCACCCTTTTTATACATATCAACGTCATCAGGATTATCCGTGCGATGGATAACCTTCTTTTTAGGCATTTTGGAAGGGTTAACATCACCCATTCCGCGAGAAGCCATCATTTTTTCTTACCTTTAGACATGCCACCGCCACACATTGCTTTAACGTGCTCGTGGTGTAACATATGACCAGCAGCATGCTTTTTAAAATGCTCGTGGTGTTGAGCGTGTCCGTCGCCGCCATGATGTTTTTCAATGTGCTCTGGGTGAATCATATGGTCTTCAGCAGCCATATCTTTAGAGAGTGGTGGATGGTCCATTTTCATTTTATTTTCCTTAACAGTATTTGCCACGGGTGTGGCCTTTTTGTGCAATACCATCTGCACGACTATGAGCAGAACCGCCCTTAGCCATTTTCTTTACTTTACCGCCTTTTTTCATGCCTGCAGAAGCTGGCATAGTCGCATCACCCATTGGGTTTACTTGCGGAATATTTTGTTCAGTAGTTCCAAACATCTTATAGTCGCGTTCAGCTTCTTGACGAATGCCACGTTCTTTATTAGCCTTCATATAGGCTTCGCGTTTGGCTTTTTCTTTGTTAGTTTCTTCGTATGGCATGATTAAACGTTTCTTCCACGTGTTTTGCCACGCTCTGCAATACCATCACCAAATTTAGCTTTAGTATTAGTTTTAACAGTACCCATCTTTTGACCAATGATAGTTCCGCCTTTAGCGTACTTTTTCATAAAGCCCTTCATATTCTTTTCAGTTTCAATTGGTTCTTTAGGACCAGTATCACCTAGATTTTTACCTTTAGTATGACCGCTTTTTTGAACTTTAGATTCGCCAAATTTACCATGTTTATTAGAGCCTTTTTCTACGTCTTTGGACATAGAGCTTGGCTTTACCATTTTTTCCATTTTCATAGAACCACCCTTATTAAAAGTTTTGCCCTTATCGGCTTTTGCAAAATCCTCACCGACAGAGCGAGGGATACCTACTTTTTTAGCAAATTTCGCACTATGCGCAACTGCTTCCATTAGATTGTGTTGTTTTTTAGAGACACTTGGCATTATTTGTGACCCTCAATAAAACGGTCTAGTTTAGCTTCTAGTTTATCAAATCTGGAGATAATCTGCTCCATATCGCTACGCACTTCTGTTTTGGTAATATATTCTCGCGCCATCTCCTCACGAGTTTTATTTAATAATACTTGAATACGGTCTAATTCGTTAAACTTTTCTTTAACAAAGAATCCAATAATACCTAAAACTAGCGTTAAACCAGCATTCCAAAATTGCATTAGTGAGTCCATTAGCATTTCCACTTTTTTAATGATTTATTAATTCTGCTATCAGGGTCACTAGCTGTCTTAGAAGAGGTTAGTTTCTTTTTCATACCTTCCATTCGAGCGCAGAAAGATTTCTTTCTTGAACCGCCTTCTGGTTGTGGTGCTTTAAGATTCATGCCTTCTTTTTTTGCTGATGCTCTACCTTTGGCATTTAAGCCGCCAGAAGGAGATTTTCCTTCTTTGCGTTGCCATGCAGGAGTCTTAGCCATTAGTAACCTACGTACTCGCCTTGGTTTTTAATTAATTTGCCGGAAATAATAACCCCAGCGGCAATAGCTGTAGTTGTGCTAGTAGACAACTGCCACTGAATATCTGTTCTTGACGCATATANAAATGGCTCAGAACTTCTATTAGCAGTATAAATTGAAACGAATGGCTGTTGTAATACGGTTGCTGTTACGCCAGTATTGTTATTAATAGCCTGAACTCTGTACGTAACAATGTTTGCGCTAGTATAACTATTAGAAGTATTTACTTCAGCAAGAGACAAATAAAAACTGTATCCATTCGGTACGGTATAAATAGTGCTTTGAGATTTTCCAACTCCTGCGTTAATCTGAGCAAGAGTATTAGTAGATTGTTTGGCGGTAATAGTACCAACGTTAGCTGTTTGGCTTGCTGCTACACCAGTCATCAATAAACTGTTTACCCTTAAATAACTACCAATGGTCGTTGCAACCGTGGTGCCAGTTAAAATAACTGTTTCAGAAATAGGATTAAAGTTTGCATCTAATCCACTAATTAAAACTGCTGCTGGAGAAACATCAGTGTTTGAAGAGCTTGCAATTGATAAAGTAGTAGCAGATGTTGCGTAAGTATAAGCAGTAGCATTTTCCCAGATAGGAATAGCTACGTTAGAAACGGCTGCCTGATAACCAAAAATACTAATAGCATTATGGCCTGTAATTTGACCGCGCGCTACTTGTAAATCAAAAGGCTCAGTTNTAGCCTGACGAGTAATTGAATTTAATACGTTATTTGTTTGGACTACGGAACCAGTCATAATTAATCTCCTAAGTTGTTAATGGGGGACGAATCCCCCTTGGATTAATTAGTCAAAGTTACCGTATGGGTAAGTTGTCAATGTACCAATGTTGTTATCTGGCTGTGTATAGCGCAAGGTAAAGTTAACTTGACCACCCAAGCTAGTAGCAGTATTCATACCTGTACCAACCAAAGCAATTGTTACCACTACTTGTGACAAGTTAGGCTGTGTACCGCCCTGATAAATATCAGTAGAGGTTGCAGATTGGTTCAAAATTTGTTGACTTGTAAAAGTAGACAAAGATTGGCGACCAACAGTAGTAATAGCGCCTGTAGCAAAATATGTTGGTGTTGCGCTTGCTACTGTGTAGTTATTAGATACATACACATATGCAGCAGTCAAGGTTGCTGTACCACCAGTTACTGAAAATACAGTAGCTAAGTCAACAAAGCAGTCATCCAAGTCTGCGCCAGTAGGCAGATAAAATACAGCGCCGCGATAAGCAATAGTAGCGCTATCTGCAGGAATGGCTTGAACTGTAGGGTTAGCTGTAGCGGATGGTACATATACAGTACCGGCAACGTTAGGAACACCATTAGATGCTACAAAAACTGTAGAACTACCACCATAGGTAGATGTTCCAGCAACAGTATTAGATACGTCAATATCGACGTTTTGGACTAATTGTGAATAACCAACGTTACGCAACGGACCAAAACGATTTGTTCCAGATAAAACTGGACCTTCAAATGTACTACGTCCCATGATGGGCTCCTTATGCAAAAGTTCCTATATCCATCATTGCATTGTCTGCTGGGACAGTCTGATATAGGTAATTACCCAGATGTTGTATTTATACACTATCTTTACAGCAATATCAAGTTTTAGAGTAAAATTTCTGCATGAAAAAAAATACTGTTTCAAAGATGTTTAAGCCTACCAGCATGGCGAAACTTCACAAAGCCATGGGACTGTTTAGCGAAGGAAAAATGCGAGAATGCGCCATTTTATGCGACCAGCTTATTAAAGAAGAGCCACAAAACTGCGATGCCTATCATTTAATGGGTGTCATGCTGGCACAGAAAAAGCACCATATTCCTGCTTTAGATTACTTTAACAAGACTATAAGTTTGTTTCCAAGTCATTCTGTGGCTTTAAATAATCGTGGAAACTTGTATCAAGAGCTAAAACAACCAGAATTAGCCATGGAAGACTTTGATAGGGCAACTAAAATTAAACCTGATTATGCTGAAGCCTACTATAACAAAGGCATTGTTTTGGGCACTCTTCATAGGATAGAAGAGGAAATTGAGCACTATGATTTGGCTTTGAAGTACAAACCTAACTTCCCAGAGGCATACAACAACAAAGGTATAGCTCTGCAAAAGTTGCATCGCATGGAAGAAACTTTAGCAAACTATGACGCAGGAATCAAGCAAAATCCTGCTCGTGTAGAGGCTTTTTATAATAATCGTGCTTTAGTGCTTCAAAATTTAATGCGTGTAGAAGAGGCTTTAAAAGACTATGACAAGGCTATAGAGATAGACCCAAACCTTGCAGATGCTCGCTTTAATCGTTCTTTATGTTTACTACTGTTGGGAAAATACGACACTGCTTGGGAAGAACATGAGTGGCGATTTAACCGTAGAACTTATCCAAGACGTGTTTTGCCAAAAGAGATATATGACGGTTCTCAAGATTTATCTGGGAAAACATTATTTATTCATGGAGAACAGGGTCTTGGAGATATGCTCCAATTTTGCCGNTATGCAAAACTAGCCAAAGAAATCGGCGCCAAAGTTATTTTAGGTGTTGAAAAGCCATTNGTTAGGCTTTTATCTACGTTAGATGGTGTTGANACCATTATTGGCGCTGGAGATAAAATACCCGATTTTGACTATCATATTCCTTTAATGAGNCTTCCATATGCGTTTAAGACTCGTATGGATAATATTCCCCATGGCATNTATTTAAATGCAAAGCCAGAGTGGATAGCGCAATTTACACCTAAGCTTTCTCAATACAAGAAAAAGCGTGTTGGATTGGTTTGGAGCGGTGGATTTAGACCTGACCAGCCAGAAGTATGGGCTGTAAATGAACGCCGCAACATTGCTTTATCCAAGCTTTTACCACTAAAACTTGACAATATTGATTACTTTTCTTTACAAAAAGGTGAAGAGCCAGAGAAAGAACTTGACAATTGTTTGGGCTGGAAAGATATGATTAACTTTACCGGCGATTTAAATGACTTTGCAGACACTGCTGGACTTATTGCACACTTAGACCTAGTTATTGCCGTGGACACCTCTACAGCCCATTTAGCTGCTGCTATGGGTAAAGAAGTATGGATGATGAATCGTTTTGATACTTGTTGGCGCTGGATGATAAATCGCACCGATAGCCCATGGTATCCCACTATTAAAATCTATAACCAACCCAAATTAGGAGATTGGGAAAGCGTTGTAGAAAATATTAAAAAAGACCTGATAGAGTGGTCTAAATAAAAAACCCCGCCTTGTGAGCGGGGTCTTAGTGGAGCATACTAGATTAGTATGAACCGTAGATACCTAGTGGGTCGCTATAGCCAAAGCTGTAACGCTCACGTGACTTGTAACGGACGTTACCAGTATCGAAGTCGCCATCCATAGAATTCTGGAGTGGGGTACGTTCAAAGTGCTTCAAACCATTAGGTACATCAGTGGTCAAGAACCATGCGTTAGTTGCTGTCAAGAAGTGGTTAATGGTGTAACCTTCTGGAACAGAACCGTTGTTCTTAACTGCATTGATGTCGTTATTGTTTGTACCAACGCGCAATTCAGTTTCAAGCAAGCGAGTTGCAACGAACTGTAATGCAGGTGGAACAACCAATTTACGTGGTTTAGCAGCGATTAACAGGCCACGCTCATCAGTCCAAGCAGCGATTTGAATAACAGCATTTTCCAATGCAGTTTCGTTCAAGTCAGCAGGAGTAGATGGAGTGTTACCGTTAGTACCACCGTTTACCAATGGGTGTGCAGTGCTGAATAATGAAACGCCATCACCGCCGGTATAAGCAGCGTTGAAACCGTTGTTCAATACAGCAGCAGCTTTAACCTGTTTGGTATAAGCCATCGCACGAGCTAGACCTTTAGTATAGCGGGCTGATAAAGAATCGTAGAGGTTATCTTCGATTGCTTCTTCAGTCAAGCTAAAGCCAAGGGCGATAGTTTCGTGGTTGTAACGTGCTGTCCATGCTTCTTGTGCATTGTCATAAGCGATAGCAGAGCCTTCGCCTTTGACTGGTGCAGCGCTAAAGCCTGACAGTTTTGTTTCTTCTTCAAAAGAACGCTCAGAAGTCTCTGTTTCGTAGATTTCTTTATGTTCTTCACCGTAGCGAGCATACTCTAATCCGAACAATGCGTTCAATCCGGGGAGCAACTCTTTCAGTAGTTGTGCGCGTGAAATAGCCATTTATTAGCTCCTTAAATTAAAGCGATGCAGCTTGAGCAGTATTGCTATAGTACTCATGGATACCNAAGTTAAACTTAACGTAAACTTCTGGATATTGAGTAAATACCAAAGTGCTTGAAGCAGGGATTGTCATTGCAGTAGATGATGTACCAGTAGGGCTGTTAACCGTTACTTGAGCACTATTCAGAATAACTGAAGTAGNGCCAGCAGCAGCGGCAGTAGCAACCCAAGAACCAGTACCAACATACTGACCATTTGAAGCGATATANCCAACTTCTGTACCAACAACTAAAGCTGAAGGCAATGCAGATGTTACTAATGTTGTAGTACCGCTAGTATAAGTAGCAGTAGTAGCAATAGCAGTATCACGCACTAAATCAACGATACGTAATGGTAAAGAAGCAGTGTTAGCAACGTTAGAAGCCAAAACACCGTTNTAAGAATCNCCAGTANTTGTTGAACCAGCAAGGTCAGAACCAGCAATATTTAAACCAATCATTGCAGTCGCAGCAGAACCGATTGGGGTTGCGCCTTGAGTCTGAACAACAGCTACTTTAAACAATGTATCTGGGTCATCTGTTACAACAGCGAATGCATCACCAGCTAAGGTGTTTGCAGGCCAATATTGGCTAAAACGCTTTTGTTTTGTTACTGGGTCTGTAAAAGAACAGCCCAAGAAAACACCTACAGAACCTTGGGAACCGGTAGTTGCACCAGCACCTGTAGTAACAGTAGAACGTGTAATAAAACCACGGGAAATACCTACAACGTCGCCGTAAAAAATATTAGTGCCAAAGNTGTATTGAATAGGAATGTTGCGAGTAGACCCAGAAAATACTTGACCACCAATAAGATTTACTGGCTTAAATCCATAAGGACCGGGAACGGTTGGATATGCCATTTAAATCTCCTAAATTAATTTTTCGTACCTTTGCTAGTCGTAGACTTACCTTCTTTAAAGATAGGCATACGAGCGTCGCTCTGGCGCATTAAATTATTATCAACTGCTTCCGCCTGTGCTCTTGTCATATCAGCGTAATATGCTGCTTGCTGCTGACCAAANTCTTCAGGACGTTTGCAGAGTAATAAACCACCAATCTCGATATTGTCTTTAAACTGACCTTCTCGGCTGGCTAACAACCTGTACTTCGGCTGCTCTTCTCCTATTACCGGTTCCCAACCTTCTCTCATTTTGGAGGAAAGATTGCGAGGGTCAGGTTGATTGAGCATTGAAACTCGAATCCATTTGTATTCGTATCCAGCCTGTTTGTCAGGTTCTGGCAGCAATTCTGGTGGTGCCCACTGTTTAGGACGCTCATCAAATTCACGGTTTGTTACTTCTCTTGGCGCTTGTTTAGTTGCCATATTAATTCTCCAGTTTTAAAAGTTCACGGACATATTGTTCTGGGGTTAAGCCCAGTTTTTTTGCTAAGGCAACTTGTGTAGTGGTTAACTTAACCTTTTTAGGGGCAGTAGACCGAGTAGCCGGTGCAACAATAGATTTTGGCTTTGCTTTAGGCTCGTCCTTTGGCTCTGCTTCCGNTTCCTCAAAATTCTCTGGAAAACGTTTGCGCATTGTTTTGTCCAATTGCGCGTAATACTCTTCAGACCCAATCTTTACTCCTTGACGTTTTAGCTTTTCGTGTAGCCCTAACGCTGATGCAGTCATTTCTTCATCCTGCCCAAACCAAGGATTTTCAGCTTGCCACTCCATAACTCTGTCGTCAGGTGGTGGTGTTACTGGGTCATTATGTTGTATTTTTACATCATAATTATCTTCTTGTAAAGTAGGAAGTTTAAAATTGTTGACTTTATCAAGATTTAGGCTCGCTTTGACCATTTCTTGTTGAGCTTCTGCCAATTTATCAGAATCACCCATGTCATATGCTTCCTTGTAGGCTTTTTTAGCCATCTCAAGTTGCATTTCAGAGCTATTCTTAACCGCACTTACATACTCTTTTTCGCCTGTGGTGAGCATCTGCTTAATACGCTTATTCTCTTCCAATAGCTTTTTAGTAGCTGAAATTGCGGCTTCACGTTCCCTTTCGGCTGATTCGGCGCGACGTCGTTCATCGTTCCAAATACGCTTCATGGTAATGATTTTTTTCTTAGCATCTTCGCTGTATTGGTCTAGTTCATTGACTTCAACCTCAAGTTTTTTGACTGTTTCAGGGCTAGCAGGATATCTGCCGCGGTCTGCTTCAGGGGTGTCATCTTCTACTTCTACTTCAAAATCTGGTGTATCTACTGAAATAGCTTTGTTTTCTATTTCATCGGGGAACTTGTATTCCTCTTTCTGTAGCTCTGCCATTGTTTGGCTCCTTAAATAAATTTACGGCTGATGCCGCGGGGGTCTTCGACTACTGCCTCTACGCTATCGTCGTTGATAATTCGGAACTCTTTTCCATGGATTACTAGGCGTGTTCCTGCGTTTGGTCGTACAAGGACAAAATCACCCTGTTTGCACCAAGGTCCGGTGGGAAAACGCTCTTTATCGTTGTAACAATCTGGTCCAAGTTTGACTACAAAAAGGACTGTTGTTAAGAGTTCGTCAGTTCTAATTAACGAATCTGGCTTTGCGATGCCGCTTTCAAATTCCTTTTCCACTTCAGGAATAGCACATAAAATGCGATATCCTGATGGGTTTGGAAGTTGACTAGCTTTATCCTCTGGGCTTGTNTCGAGTACTGCTGATAAATCTACTGCTTGTGCTAAATTTAACTCATTCATCGTCGGAATGTTCCACTCTGTATTTAAGGTCTAATGCGTACTGCTTTGCAAAGAGAAGACCTTGAATCTCTCCGCAAATCTTTTGGTAGCTCTCATACGACTGTGCGTTTCCTGCTGCCATCCATTCTTTAAGTTGTAATGCTTTGCTGTCTAGTTCTGTGACTAAAACCTCAAATGCGTCCATCATTCACCTTTCTGTTTTGGTTCCTTCATCATTTCATGGTTATGGTTATCTTTTTGCAGTGCAACATTAGTTAACAGTTGTTTGTTCTGTAACTCGTGTGCCTTACCTTTTTCGGAGATATGTTTCACCATTTCAATTCCCATCTTCATCTTCTCGATTGTCTCTGCAGAGTCTTTTTGGGATTGTGACTTAGCGGCTTCCATGGCTGTCTGTGCAGCAATACGGGCGCGCTCGACTTTAATTTGCTCCATCTTTAATTGAGCATCTGTCTGGTCTTTTTGGGATTTACGTTGCTGCTCCGCTTGTTTGATTTGCAACTCTTTTTGTTGCATCTGTACCAATGGGTCTTGGGCCTGCTGTTGAGCTTGTTGCTGTGCAGCTTGAGCTTGGTTTTGTTGGAGCAGTCTTTGTGAAGCCTGTGCCAATAATGGGGCAAGACGGGCTTCTACTTCTGGGTCCATATTAATATCGTCTCCAGACTCATCCTTTTGAGCAGGCAAAGAAATTCCAAGTTGTTTTTCAATTTCAACTCTATATTGGAAACCAAGGTGCTCATTAATGTGCGCCATCATCGCAGACTGAAGTTGCTGCGCCATTGGGTTTCCTTGCAATAGCTGTAGGATTTTAGGGTCTTTCATAGCAGACATATGCACTGTAATGTGCGATGTATGGTCTTGGTATTGGAATGCCTTAGCGGGCTTCATCATCAAAATATCCTGATTTTCTGTTACAGGGTCTTTTGGTTTCATATCCTCAGGTAGCGGGATAAGCTTGTGGGCATTCTTAATACTGAGTACGTCTAGCATCTGACGGTATAAAAGCGGCATATTAAAAAGATTTGGCGACTGGGCAGCTAGTTGCATTACTGCTTGGTACTGAACAATCTTTTGTGCCATGGTAGACGCATTAGGGTCAGATACCGGAATGACATCTACATTATGGTAATCGGACTGTTTTGCCTTACGACTGCCTTCTTCTGGCTCATAGTCATAATCCAAGGGTGCATTTTCTGCAATAATCTTTTTAAGCAGTTTTAATTCTTGTTTTAAGCTGTAATGGATGCGAGCCTGTACAGCGGACATAACTTTAAGTGTGCGCTCAAGAATTGCCAGTGTTGTACCGACAGGGGCTGCGGCTGACATATCTGAGATTTGGAGGTCTGCTGTGTTTGCAAAGCGNCGTCCTTCCTCTACGATTTGATTTAAAAGCGCCATTAATACTTGGCTTGGCTCTTTATATGGAAGTGGCATAATGTTATCGCGCATTACGCCTGATGGCACGTCTACGTCTCTAAACTCTCCCGGAGCTATCGGTGTGTCGTCTCCTTTAACACGCAACCCACGGGTCTTAAAGCCACCCGGCAAGTTTGCAAGTGAGCCTGCATCGACCAATTGGCGGATAAGGGAAGTACCAGATTTAGCATAAGCGCCGATAAGGTGAATAAGACCAAAACAGTAAAAACCAAAACCGGGAATATACCCATAGTGGACAAAATGCTGTAGTTTTTTGTGTTTTTCATCTTTTGGTTCCCAGTTTCTGCGGATAGATAGGACAGTGCTCGTGCCTTTTTCAATAGTCACAATATATGGTAGGGCAATGCCTGTGGGCTCTCCGTTTTCATCTGTATGCTCGTAACCATCTAAATCTAGGTTGACATGCATTTCTAAAATTTTGTAACGGTCATCAGAACTTGCTCTAAAACCTAGCTTTTCTGCAATTTTTTTCTCTACTTCATCCAATGCATTTGCTGGCTCACCTAAATCAACGTCACGATAGAATCCTGCGACCTGCAATGCTCGCAATTCATTCTCAGTTTTACGCATGACGTGGGTAATACGGTCAGCAGACTCAAGAGAAGAGGCGCCATAAGGGACAACCATGTCTTCTGCAGGTACATACATAGACACTTGACGTCCTAATTGAGCATCTTCATAGACTTTCTTAAAAGCGTTACCGGCTAAACCCAAGCCCCAGAGCATTCTTTCTGTTTCTGGGCGGTATTCTTGCATGACTTCGGTTAATTCGTAGTTCATATCCTCTTGAACACGCTCTGCTGCTGCTTTTTTCTCTGGTGTTTCTTTACCAATAACGTGGGTTTTTACAGGACCTGCCGCCGGAAAGATAGACATCATGGTTTCAGCTTGGAATTTCACTAATGCTTCAGACAATAATGGGTGATAAACGCCACAAGCACCTTCCCATGGCTCACTTCTTTCCTCAATCTTTAATCCAAGAAGCTCTAAACCATCCACATAGGTCTGAATCCAGTCTTTTCTAGAGGCAATATCGCCCTCAAAACCTTCTAAAAGCTCGCTGGCTATACTTGATAGCTCTCTATCGTCTATTTCCTCTGCTAGGTTATCGTAGAAATCCTCGCTTTTTTTGGACTCTGGCGTTAAAGTAATCTCTAATCCATTCATTCCAATAGTCATTTCATCTGGATTGACCACTTCAATTTCTAGCGGTTGTTCTTTTTCCGCTAGGGCGTCAATGCCTTCGGGTGCTTGGTATAGAGCTTTATCAATTGCCATATTGTTTTCCTAGTTAATAGTATCCAGCGTTTCGCTTAGATTTAAAGTATTGCGGTTCATCTGGTTCATCACTTGGTAATCTAATAAAGCCGCCCTGTCTAAACCGGATTAACGCTTGAGTAGATGAGTCTACTAAGTCGTCATGGTCCGAATTAGGGAAAGACGCCATCTCTTCGATTACTTCTTCTGCCCATCG